GATGAAAGAGTTCGTGGAAGTCACGCAATACTACATAATACAGAAGTTAATCACGATGACCTTTTTCAAGGCATTATGTTTGTTCCGGGTGATAGGTCAAATGGAGCGACTGCAAAAGATGTGATTAATTGCAGATGCCGAGTAATATATAAGCCTAAAAAGGGTGTTGTAGAAGCAGAGAAACTTACACCACAAACAGCACGACAAGTACAACAAATACTAACTGACTTTAGGTAAAAAATTTTAAATATCTTTGCAATATGGATAAAATGATTTTCAAACAATCCCCAATAGGACAAATAGTTGATGCAGATGAAAAAGCTGGAATCGTTAAAGGTTATGCTTCTGTATTTGACAATATTGATTCTGATGGCGATATTATTAAAAAGGGAGCATATCAAAAAACTATCAAAGAAAATGGCTATCGTGTTAAATATCTATACCAGCACGATATGGATAAGCCTCTTGGAAAAATGGTTCATTTAGAAGAAGATGAAAATGGTTTAATGTTCGAGGCATCTATACCTAAAACACAATTAGGAAAAGATGTAGTTGAGTTAATTAAAGCTGGAGTAATTACTGAAAACTCTGTTGGTATTTTGCCAATAGTAAAATCAATGAATCAAGAAGGATACAGAGAAATCAATGAGGTTAAACTCTTTGAGGTTTCTGCTGTTACTCTTGCAGCAAACGATGCTGCACTTATTTTAGATGTTAAAGGCAACGTAGATATGCAAAAAGTATCAAAGCGTTATGATCGTTTGGCATCTTTAATTCGTAAGGGGGGTATATCTGACGAACTCGGATATGCTATTGAATCTGAAATATTAAAGCTAAAATCAATTTTTGAGAGTTCTACTCTGCCGACTGTTGAGGTCACAGAGCCAGAAGTAATCGAAAAAGATAATACGCTCGATATTTATAAACATATTTTAAAAACACTAAATTCTAAATAATGCAAGAAGAAATTCAAAAGCATCTTGACCAGATCGGTGATGTGGTTGATGCAAAAATTGAAAAGGCTTTTCACGCTGCACAAGATAACGCTAAAGGAGAAATCGAAACTTCTCTAAAAAGCGAAATCGAAAACTTGACTAACGAGTTTAACGCAAAGCACGAAGAGGCTACAAAAAGAATGGATAGTATCGAAGTAGAAAGCAAAAAAACTCTTTCTGGTGCTACTCCTAAAACTTTCAAATCATCTTTAATCACTTCTCTAAACGATGGTGTATTAAAAGGAATGATTGAAGGTAATGCTCACGCAGCAAAGTTTGATATCAAAGCTGCTGATATGACTATGGCAAATGCCTATACTGGTGTTGTTGCTGGTGAAACTGTTATCACAGACATCAAATACGATCCATCAAGAAAAGTACATATTCGCTCTTTAATCCCTAACGGATCAAGCGATGCACAGACTGTACGTTTCCCTAAAGAATCTGCATACGATGATGGAGCAGCTGCTACTGCACAAGGTTCTACTCTTGGACAGTCAGACTTCGACATTACTGCTACAAGCGTAAACTTCGAGAAAATCGGAACATTTATGCGAGTAACAGAAGAAATGTTGGCAGATACTGCTGGACTTTCAAGCTACCTTTCTGCAAGAGTACCAGGAAAAGTTCTTTCTATCGAAGATAACGAAATCTTAAATGGAGATGGTTCTGCGCCAAACCTTGATGGTTTATTTACAGATGGTACTGCATTTGCTGCTGGTGGATTCGCTAACGCTATCGAATCAGCTAACGAGTACGATGTACTTATTACTGCATTAAACCAATTGGCACTTGCTAACTATCAAGCTGATACTATTTTGTTAAACCCAACTGATTTACACAAAATCGTATTGTTGAAATCTACTGCTAACGAGTATTTACGTCAGCAAGTATTTGGTGGATTACAGCCACAGATTATGGGTATTCCAATTACAATTAACACAGCTGTAACTGCTGGTAAATTCCTTGTAATGGATTCTCGTGCTGCAACTCAACTTTGGGTTCGTGAAAATCTTTCTGTTGAGTTTAGTAGAGAAGATTCTACAAACTTTAGAGATGGATTTGTAACTGTTCGTGCAGTTGAGAGAGTAGCTTTAACAAACTACGCTCCTAACGCAATCGTACAAGGAACATTTAGCACAGCTAAAGCAGCACTTGAAACTGCTTAATAAGTTTCATTTGTTTTATAATAAGAGGGGGGTCTTAATTGATTCCCCTTTTTTATTTCCTAAATTATTTTATTAAAATATTTTTTTAATTAGAAAATTTATTTTATATTTACAGAGTAAAACAAAAACAATTATACAAATGAAAACACAATCAAACATTAATCATTTTTTAAACTTAAAAGTTTTAATTATTGAATCATTAAGAAAACAAGGTTATCCATTAAATTGGACTTATGTATTCTTAAAAGGATTAAATATTCACGAAATACATTTTAACGGATAAAAAAACAGGGGGAGGCAACTCCCCTTTTAAAAAAAAGCAAAATGAGTAAAAGCAAAACACAATTCGACCACAATCTTAAAAAGTCAAAGCGACAAGCTAAACACGAAAGGCAGATTAGTTTTTTATCTGCTCACGAACAACAAAGAATTTATGATTCTTACAAATATGATTTTATGAAAAATAAAAATATTTATTAATTATGGAAAAAGTAATAGCAAAAAAGCAAAGCGAACTTAAAGAGATGAAAAAAATATTCTGGCAACATTATTTAGAAAATTGCGAGAAAAAGAAAAAAGAAATTAAAGAAATTAAAAAGATGAAAAGACAAGAATGGTTTAGCGAGATAAAGTTTTTTATAAAAGAAATCGTAATTCCTTCTGCTGTATTTACTATGGTTTGTCTGGCAATCTTAATTTATAGCAACTGGCTATGGAACTAAAAAGTAAAATAAAACCATTTATGGTTTTAGGGTTTTTAACTTGGGGGGTGTCTTTAGGAATTAGATACGATGCTGTTTGGGATGCAATAGGTTTAATATTTATCAGCTATGCAATCTATAGAGGGTATAGAGGGAAATAAAGAAAAAGATACATTCCAGCAGTCGATGGATAAAATTGACAAGTGTATCGAGAATATAAAAACATTAAACAAAATAATTCGTAACTTGTCATAAATAAGGTTTTCATTTGTTTTTTATTAATTAAGTTTGATTAAGTGAAAAAAGCGTTCAATTTAGGTTGAGCGTTTTTTTTTGTAGCTTTATACAAACCAATTGAATAGTGGATAATAATCAGAGGGGTACATACGCTGAATATTTATTTGCCACCGAGTGTATAAAACAAGGCTATAATGTTTCTTTTCCTTTAATGGATTCGAGCGTTTACGATTGTATTGTGGACACAGGAACAAAATTGTTTAAGGTTCAGATAAAATCCACAACAAAAACTCCAGACAAAAACAGGGAGAATGTTCAAGTCGGTTTACAAAATTCAAAAGTTTTTTACACTTTAGAAAATGTAGATTATTTTGCTGTTTGGGTTGAAATATTTAATGGCTTTTTTATTTTTAAAAATACAGGCAATATGCACACAATTAGATTGTCATTAAATGGTAAGCATAAAAAATTTTTTAATAACTTTGCATTAGAATAATAACTTCGATTATTCGTAATTTGTTTTGTTTTACCAATAAGAGGCGGCATAATTCTTTGTGCCGCTTTTTTGTATCTTTGTTTCAAATAACTTTTATTATGAAAATTAAAATGCTTAAAAGCGTTGTTTCCTCTGCTGGATGGAGAAACGAGGGTGAAATTCACGAACTTGATCACAAAACAGCAAGGCATTACATTGCAAAAGGAATAGGTGTTGAACACAAGGAAGAAAAAGTTGTAAAAGAAACTAAAGAGGTAAAAGCAACTAAAAAAAGAACTACTAAAAAAGCTAAATAATGTCATACTCACCAGAAACATATTATAGCGTACCACCGAACGAATTTCAAGAGCAAATTAAAATAAATTCTACTACTGGTAGCGAAATCGTTACTGTAAGTGATTTTAAAGATTATGCCAGAGTTGATACATCTGCTGATGATACTTTAATTGGCAATATAATCGAACAAGCAAGAATCTGGTGCGAAAATTACATATCAAAAGACATAGTTGCTAAAAACAGAACTTATTACTTGCCTTTTACAAGTATTCGTTTTGCATTACCATTTGCTCCTATTTCATCTATTAGTTCAATAACAGTTGAAGGCAGTTCTGCTGATTACGAAACTAAAGGTCTTGACGATACTATTATAGAATTAAACCAACTACCAGCAAAAGATATAAAAGTTACTTATATTACTTCTGGAATGGATGATGGTCTTTTACAACAAGCAATTTTACAATTAGCGTCTACTTATTACGAGAATAGAGCTGATTACATCGTTTTACAGGGAGTTTCTTTTGTCGAAGTACCCACAGATGTAAAAAGCATTTTATCATCTTATAAAAGCGTTTATATTTAATGGATGCAGGTAAATTAGATACAAGAGTTTTAATTTTAAGAAAAGCTAAAGTTTCTGATGGTTTTGGTGGAACTACTTCTACTGAATCCACAGCATTAACTATTTGGGCAAAGAAAAAAGACAAGAGGGGGGAGGTTAAATCTGTAAATTCACAAAGAAAACTTTATACTGAAATTGAACTTGTAGTAAGAAAAAAAACTGCCGACAATCTAAATTATACGGATGTAATACAGATTGAAAACGAATCTGACAAGTATAGAATAAATGAGTTTTTCGATTCACAAGAAAAATATTTTACAACAATAAAAGCTACACGAATTGGCTAAAATAGAACTTAATAGAGTAGATTTAAGTAAACTTGAAAAGCGTTTAAAGGTTTTAGATGAATTTGGCAGAAAACAAGCTGACCGAATTATACAATCTGGAGCAGCTGATATGGTGGAATATATTGTAGATGATGTGCCTGTTGATACTGGAAACTTACAACAGGGTGTAGATAGCTATAAAGAAGTAAACGGAACTGTTGTCGAGGCAATTGCATTAAGTGAATCAGAAGATTATGGTTTTGCTTTAGAAAAATCTGGCAAAAGACCTTTGAGAGTTGGTGCAGATGGTAAACGTAGAAAACCAGCAAAGATTCCTTTCTTCTATCCTAACGTAGAAAAAGGATGGCAAGAAATTTTAGTTGACCTTGATCGTGCAGTTAAAAAAGTATTAAAATGAATGAATCATTACATTATATTAGACAGGCTATCATAAATAGATTAGATGGCAGTTTAACTTTCGGAGGCAGTAATGTGCCTATTTATAATAGAGTTCCAGCAACAGCCACAGAACCTTATGTAAAAGTTTATTCTTTACAGCATAGAGAAATAGACCAAAATGCAAGTTCTTTTACTTCCCTTTGTGAAACAAGAATAGAAGTTGTTACAGCTTTTGATGGAGATGATGGAGGTGAATATCAATCTAATGATTTGACAGACCAAATAATAAATTTGATTCGTACAAGGTCAAATGGATATTATGATTTATCAAGTAATAATTTTAGCGTTTATACTTGTGAGATAGAATCTATTAAGTATCAAGAAAAAGAGCAAGAAGATAAAACATATTTTAGGTCTTTTATAACTGTATCAAATAGAATAGAAAAAGTTTAAATATTGAAAAATGAGATTTATCAGCAAACATATAAGTTGGAAAGAAGCGACAGGATCAAAGACAGCAGAAAAAAAAGAAATCGAAAATGTGCCAAACGATGTCCAAATTGTGGCAATGAAAAAACTTGCCAAAGAGATATTTGAGCCATTAAGAGAATGGGCAAACGAGCCTATAAGAGTAAACAGTTTTTTTAGAAGTCCAGAACTTTGCGAGGCAATAGGTTCTAAAGCTACAAGCCAACACGCAAAAGGTCAAGCCATAGATATAGATGCAACTGGTATGAAAACTAATGCAGAGTTATTTAATTACATCAAAGATGAATTAGATTTCGATCAATTAATCTGGGAGTTTGGAGATGATGAAAACCCAGATTGGATTCACGTTTCCTATGTAGGTGTAAATGGTAATAGAAAAAGAATACTCAAAGCAGTAAAGAAAGGCAAAAAAACAAACTACGAGATTTATGTTTAAATTTTTATTTTCACTTTTAGGCAAGGGGGGTGGTCAGAAATCCCCAATAGGTGGTTTGGCTTGGGAAATTCGAGAAGCAATAAAAGGCAAAGAACTCGATCCTAAAACTATCATTGAATTACAAGCTGAAATAAACAAAGTAGAAGCACAGCATAGGAGTATTTTTGTTAGTGGCTGGAGACCGATGGTCGGCTGGATTTGTGCAGCTGCTTTTGGCTTTCATTATATAGTAATGCCATTGCTAATAGCTTATACTGACATTGATCCAGTAGAGTTTGACACTAACAGCCTTTTCACAGTCTTAATGGGTATGCTTGGACTTGGAGGGTTAAGAACATACGAGAAATTAAAAGATAAAACTAAATAATGGCAACAAGAGATTTATATTCAGCAAATAATTTTCACAGAATGTCCTTCGGTGACTTTGGAATGAGAACGCTTATAAAAGGTGATGTTAATTTGACTACTCCTTCTGGTGAATACTTCTGTATGATTGAATGTATTACTTCTGCCACTTTCTCTGGAACTAATGACACACCAGCTGGAGATAGAAATTTAGTTGACTACGACCTTTTGGATGGGCAGATTATCTATGGCAATTTTACAGATATAACCTTGACTAAAGGGCATATTATTTGTTATTTGCGCCACGTTCCACAATGATAGGAGTAGTACGAACAATAAAACAAAAAGCTGGTCGCTTTAGAAAAATTGTTTTGAAAAAACTAAAGGACTTAATTTGGCAAAATAAAAACAATAGATTTGATGAACTCGATGAAAATTGGGATGGTTAAAAATTAGTAAATTTGTAAAAAATAAAATATGGGTACTACGCTCACAGGCAATAAAATCAAAGACACTTACAAGTCACTAATAAAAGTAAGTGATTCAACAGAGGCAAGTTCAAGTGCAAAACAACTATCTGATGGAGATGGTAATGATTTAGGTCTTTATATCGATACCGATGGAGTTTTCGGTATAGGCGCACCAGCGAGTTTTACCCTTGATATAAGTTCAGCAACAGATGGTGTTGCACTTCCTGTAGGTACAACAGCAAATAGACCGACTGGCTCTGCTGGGATTATTCGCTATAATTCTACTTTAGGTAAATTAGAGTATTACGATACTGCATTTAAACAGATTGCCTCTGAAAGTTATGTAAGTGCAGCTATCGATAATTTAATTGATTCAGCGCCCGGCACTTTAGATACCCTAAATGAGATTGCAGCTGCCTTAAACGATGACCCAGATTTCCATACTACAATAACAACTTTAATAAACGGAAAAGAGGACACAATAACAGGAGCAGCTACGACAATAACAAGTTCTGATTTAACGACTGATAGAGCAGTAATTTCTGGCACAGGAGGTAAAATAGAAGTAAGCGTAGTAACTTCGACAGAACTCGGTTATTTAAGTGGTGTAACAGGCGGCATACAAAGTCAAATAGATAGCAAACAAGATACTTTAACTGCTGGGAATGGTATTGATATATCAGGAACTACTATTTCAACAGATTTAACAAACCTTGTTGATACAGGCGCAATACAAAACGATGCTGTTACAGCAATTAAGTTAGACCAGTTCGATGATAACCTTACAGCGGCAACTGCTGGAGATATATTAATTTCCAATGGTACTGATTTCGATAATGTTACTGTGACTGGCGATGTTACAATAAATTCTTCTGGTGTTACAACAATTGGATTAGATACTATTGATGGAAGTAATATTGCAGATGACAGTATTGATTCTGAACACTATGCAGATGGTTCTATTGACTTACAGCACCTTTCAACTGATTCTGTTAATGGAGATAAAATAGCAGACGATAGTATTAATACAGACCATTTAGTTGATGATTCTGTGACTGCTGACAAATTAGCTAATACAACTGTAACCGCAGGAACTTATGGAGATGCTAACAATACCCCACAAATAACAGTAGATGCACAAGGTCGTTTGACTTCTGTTACTAATGTTGCTACTGCTGGTTCTGGAGGTGGAGGTGCTGGTACTTTAGATATTGAACAAGATACTTTTAATGGTGATGGCTCAACAGTAGCTTTTACTTTAACATCAACTGCTTATTCAAAAAACAACTTACAAGTATTTATAGATGGTGTTTATCAGTCAAAGGATAATTTTTCTGTAAGTGGAAGCACTTTAACTTTTACAACTGCACCGAGTACAGGAACAGATAATATTGAAGTAATACATTTAAAGTCTGTCATAGGAAGTGTAAAACTTGATTCATTTACAGGCGATAGTTCAGATACTACTTTTGACCTTGCTAATACAATAGCTGGAGAAAATAACACCCAAGTTTTTATTGATGGTGTTTACCAATCAAAAAGCAACTATTCGACTTCTGGCACTACTATCACATTTTCCACCGCACCACCTAATGGTAGTGCTATAGAGGTCGTTCATATTGTACCAGATTCTGCTGGTGGTGGTGGTATCGATTGGGATTCTACAGTACAAACAGGAAACTTTACAGCAACTGCTGGCGCTGGTTATTTTGTTGATACTACAAGTGCTGCAATTACTGTAACATTGCCAAGTTCACCAACTGCTGGGGATGAGGTTTCTATAGTAGATTACGCTGGTACTGCTGACACTAACAATATCAAAATAACATCGAGTGATAATATTAATGGTTCATCTAATGATGCTATAATAGATTACGAAAGAGGTGGAATATCTTTAGTTTATGTAGATGCTACTCAAGGATGGATAGCTTATAATGCAGTTAATGAAACTAATCAAGCATTAAATCAATTACCGCCTTTAGAAGTTGATTATTTAGTAGTTGCTGGAGGTGGCTCTGGAGGGACATCTGGTGGTCGAGGTGGAGGCGGTGGTGCTGGAGGTTATCGCACATCTTATAATGATGGTACAGTTTCTGCCCTATCATTATCAACATTAACCAACTATACTGTTACTGTAGGTGCAGGCGGTTCGGCTGTAGCTACAAATGAAACAGATGGAAATAATGGTCAAAATTCTACATTTGCATCAATAACTGCAACTGGTGGCGGTGGCGGTGGAGGTTTTAGTAGAAATGGTAAGTCTGGAGGTTCTGGTGGTGGTGGTTCTTGGTCATCCAGCGCAGTTGGTGGAACTGGAAATGCTGGTAGTTATACTCCTGTAGAGGGTTATAATGGTGGTACTGGAGGAAGTAGTCTATATGGTGCTGGTGGTGGTGGTGGAGCCTCCGAAATTGGTGCTGATGGTTCAGGAAATGATGGTGGTAATGGGGGTAATGGTTTAAGCAATACAATTTTAAATTCTACAAATGCTGCAACTGCATCAGTCGGAGAGGTATCTGGTTCAAATATATATTATGCTGGTGGCGGTGGCGGTGGAGGTACTGGTGTTGGAGGTACTGGTGGTATAGGAGGTGCAAGTGATGGAACTTCTGGAGACGCATCAGCAAATGCAACAGCTAATACTGGAGGAGGTTCTGGTGGTGCTGGTGCTTCTGCAACTGGTTCTGGTGGCTCTGGAGTTGTAATATTACGCTATCCAAGTGGATATACGATAACAGTTGGTGCTGGAATTACAGAGGCAAGTGGCTCACCATTTACAGAGGGGTCAGACAAAATATCAGTATTTACTGGTGGCACAGGAAATATATCATTTAGTTAATAAATAAAATAAATACACAATGGCACACTATGCTTTTTTAAATATGCAAAACATCGTTACCGAAGTGATAGTCGGTAAAGACGAAACAGATGGAGTAACAAACTGGGAAATCCACTATGGCAATATTAGAGAGCAAGTCTGTAAACGTACCTCTTATAACACAAGAGGCGGAGTACATTACGATCC